ATTTAGATCTATGTCCATAGCATCTTCAATTCTGTTAAGAGTATATGATGGACCAGGGCCATTCCAATTAGTAATTTCAGTAGTTAACCGCGCTGTCATACCATTAAATGCGCCTAATCCATCAATGGTTAGTGTCTGACCAATTGGCGTGGTAATATTACGCTTACTTAAAGAGCCTGGTAATTCATTACCATTTGAAATATTAATATTACTAGAATTAACAGTGTAATCAATAGAATCTGAAATACCAATAAACGAATGAGTTCCAGGATTTCCAGCAACGTTTAATGATACAACATTATTTAAATCAGAGCTTGTTGAAAGCTTAACTTTATTAGCACCACTAAAGGCTACATAATAAACGTTACTATTAATTAAGCCTATAGAACTCGTAGGATTAGATGTATTATATCTAACAGCAATTCCTAGCGGCATTCCTTGTTGTTGATTTTTAGTAAGAAGAATAGTATGATTGGTAGCATCAACGATATCAGCACTTGTTCCATCAAACGTAAACGCAGGTGGAATAAATCCATTAGGATTAATAATTTTTAATGATGAGCCAGTGCCATCATAATCGCTATAAAATTCGTTATTTTCTCCCTTTGGATCTCTAATCCTAAATGCAGCTTTATTGTCTAATATTACGTCATCGTGCGTTTCTATATCATTGTATATGAACTCAGACATATTCATAAATTCATAATACTTATCAAGGAGCACTTCTATTCCAGCACCTGAGCCACTACGAGCATCTTGCAAAATTTCACTTGGAATTAATTGGTTAACTCTAAGCTTTTCCTTAGACTTCTTTTTTGTCGAAGCTAATGATTCAATGTGACCTGGTGAGTTATTTTCAGCCATACTATCTTAACCTTGGAGTAGTTGAATAATTTATAGATCCTGAAGAACCAGCTGTTGAAATGCTATCAATCTCAGCGGTAACTCTAACAAACGGAGAACTAATATTTAATAATTGATCTCGTTTTGGTGCTATATCTAATGAGTTAGGTGTAACACTTATTTTTATTTTTGTTTCACTATCGCACTTAAAGTTATTTATGGTCAGTTTACCCTGAGAAGGTTCTATAATTCCAACATCGGCCTGAGTAATAATATTTTCACCATCAGAAATTCTGTATACCACTACTTGTCTATTACTGCTTCCCTCAATAGGAATATCACCGAAGAATTTTTGTACGCCATCTTCTAGGAACGAGGTTGAAGAAATTGTAAAATCTGTAGAAGACCCTGATTCAAATATTGGAGAGGCAAATGTTAGTTCAAAGCCATTTTTATTAGGATCTGTTCCGGCTGTAATGTACTTAAACATGTATGGTCTTATAATGCTATTTAAAATAGATCGATCGGCCGAATCAATAAGAGTAAGTAGCTGAGAGTATCTAAATACGCCATCAAACTTATTAAGGTTGTTAAAGTTATAATCTGAAATGGTATCAGCTATTAATGATTCAATTTCTACGCTTGTTCTATCAGTAATATTAGGATTATATTTTAAGAATACATCTAATTCTAGTAAAGTAAAATTAGGATCAACAATTTCAGGAACAATTGATACGACGCTTTTACCCTGTAATATTGTATCTTTAATTTGTGCTTTTTCATCTTCCGTTAAAGTTTCTTCAGTTAAAGGATTAACTGCTATAAAAACTTTACCAAACTCAGGCGGATTGTTATCTTCACCACCCCAGGTAGAAATTGATGAAATATTAGGGAATGATTTAAGAATAATTGATCTATAATCTTCGGACGTTACAGCTCTGTTTTGAGCCGTAAACGTAAGAGGCGCATTAAATCTTATTGACTCAATTGATTCTCTTTCGGCCCCACCAGCTGCGTTACGTGTAGTAGATTCTACGGAATATGTAATTCCATCTCCGTTAAACGCCATTCCACTATATTGGCCATCAGTTCTTCGTAACGAACCTGAGAAGCTAAATGTCGACGCACCATTAGCGACTACACCGTCTGTGTAAATATAGTCAAGCGTAATAACATTATTATTAGCTGGTTTATTACCCATAACGCCATCACCAAAATATACATCGTACTTACCAGTAGTATTTTCTTCTAGGTAATATACTAAACTTTCTTCGTTAACGCCTAAAAGACTCTCGAATCGATTATAGACTTGGTACGCTGAAGATCTTTCGTTTTGTTGAACTCTTACTCTCAGCGTTGTCATATCAGCATCGATATCAGGTATTTGAAACTTCTGACTTTCAATATCGTTATCAACACGATATAGCATGGTCTTATATGTACCTTGAGCTATTTCAATATTAGTAAAATTGTATATGTTATTTTCGCGAGTAGCATCCTGAGAACCAGTTGAAATAAATTCGTAAACCTCACCCTGTACTTCTGAGGTAAATTTAGTACCCCGCGGAAGAGTAAGAATTTCAGGTTTAGGTCCACTAAATTGACTTGCATCTACTGTAAAATTTATAATGGCTTTAGGGGATAATATAGAACGTGGAACATATCCTAACATTTTAGCACGTGTTGTTACGTTACCGCGAATTTGCGCAGAATCAAGGAATGCCTCATTAAGAGAATAGTGCGCAGCAATTGCGTTATAATGTGTATTATATGCAAGAACATCAAGCAAAACCGATAAGCCACTACCTTCAAAATCGTAGTCATTAAATTCGCTCTGTTGCTTCAGAAAATTTTTCAGATTATCTTTAATCTGATCAAAATCGAGTTCCGTTACATTTAAGTTACTGGCCATATTTTATTACCTTAATCGTTTTAAAATAATTTCTACTTGAGACTGTTCATCGGTCTGCTTAATAGAAAATTTAACTGTTAGTCTATATGAATTTTTATTTGGTAGATCTAAAACTTCTATATAATTTATATTAATTCGCGGCTCTTGTTTAAGTGCCATTAATAGGCTATCTTCTATTGCTAATTCGGTAATAGCATCTGCAGGTTCAAATAATAACCCTCTAAGATTAGCACCTAAGCCGTTATCAAATGGTCTTTCGTAAAAGTTAGTTAATATAAGATTCTTAACAGCATTTCTAATTGCTTGATCATCTTTTAATGGAATAATATCACCACGGACTGGATGAATGTTAAGCCTTAAATCTAAATCTCTGTATTCTTTTGTCTTCGCTACAATCGAAGCACGACTAGTTCTATCGGTAAATGACTTATCCGATATATTAGTGGGTGATGAGGTTCGTTCTACAATTGCCATATATCTATTTATACCTCTTAAGTATCTTAATTAGCAGCTTTAGCTAATTTACGCTCTGCCCATTCTCTTGCAGCATCATCAAACGGACCTGCATCCGCAAACTGCGGTTGTCCTACAACAGCAGCATAGTCTTCTTTGAGCATAGGTAAAAACGCATCAACACAAAGAGCCTTAGCTCCTGGTAGATCATTTTCCAATTGATTTACCATAGCGCTGTATTCTTCCTTTGTATAATCTTCCACTTTAAGATCATCAAACGAAGAACCTATAAGTCCAGCAGCATACACGACAAAGCTTGGCCGGGATAGCTTTATGCATCTTATACCATTTTTCTTTCCGAAAAGACTATCAAATTTAGATATACCTCTTGCTAATATTATTCTGCATGTGCTACTCCACGCTTTTTTGAAGGCCTTTTTATTTAAATCTGCTACGTCCTTAGGTGATTTTTCGGTAGCTACTTCAGCTGCAGGTGGTTCGTCAGGAACTTTAGGCTCTGCTGGTTGTTCTACTACAGCGCCATCAGCACTTGCTTCGACGTTTGGTACCAATGAACATAAATCTCCGCCTTTAAGTAAATCGCTTATAAGACCATCTAAATCTGGTAAAGCACCACTAAACTTAGATTTAATTTCAGCCTGAAGCGCAGCTATCTCTAAAGGGTTTCTAAGATTTAATAGATCATTTAACATACCCTGTAAACTATCGACTTTCGGAAGCTCTGGAAGAAAGCCAGTTAAATCAGCTTTCATAGCATTTAACTTAGCTTCCATATCGCCAAGTAAATCTTTACCTCCTGATAATAATCCGTCTAATTCGCCCTGTTTAGCTTTTAAAGCGTCAAGGGCATCGTTCTTTCCACATATACTCATTTACATTTCCTCTTATGGCGCAACATAATAATCTCCATTTGGATCACTCGATTGGTCTAAGCATGTATTGTTATTCCAATCAAAATATGTACAACTACCTTTACTTGCAATAGCATCTTCTGGAGTAGCAGGAGTCCCTTGACTTCCACCCCCGCCATTAGCAAATACATTAGTGGAAGAAGTAGCTGCGCTATTTGGAACCCAACTACCATGGCCACCAGTACTATCACCTAATCGATGAACACCTCTACCATTTACCTTTACGTCTCCACTTTTACCAACAGCAGGATCTCCACATGCCGTAGAGTCATCTTTCCGTATTACTGCTTTACTATTAACATTGACATTAGGAGAACCACCAACGTAAGACGTCTTATGAAACGGACTGGGGGTGGGACTTGCATGGCCTGCATGTGAATCACCCTGTCTTACTATTCCTGGCATATGTTATCCTATGGGTTAAGATCAATTGTTGGAGCAACGATCGTAACATTACCACTTGCTGTAGTATTTTGAGTACTGCTATATGTTTCAGTAACAGCACCAGTAACATTTGAATTAAGAGCATCACCGTAAGTCTCGGTAACTACTCCATCAACTGTTTCGCCAAGTGTACCAACAACTCCAA